CATTGCCGTAAATCAGCAGATGGGACATCAAAGTTTCCCGGAATACGAAGGATGTCATTTCGGGATTTGGCTGGTCATGCAGCAAAAAATAGAGCGGATGCCGTGGCACTCGCTCTTTTCCATTTTCGGTATATTGGTAAACGTGTAATGGAAGCTGGGCAATCGCTTCTGACAGAACCCGTACACAGGCATACACCACCGTGTGCTGCATAGCGGTGCGGTCATTGACTCGCTTACCACTATTGGAACGTCCGAAGAAGTAACTGTAGCTGGGACTGTCGTAGCTGTTTTTCGGGTGATCTCGTCCCCGAAAAAATCCTCTCAAAATACGCATAATTCCTCACTCCTTACAAAATCAACATATCTCTTTCGTCATAAACACTTGTTCCATCCCCAGTACATCCACAGCGAATTGCACGGTCAAGAGCCATAATCATGGCAACTGCACCGTCAATCTTCTCTGTGGATTTTTCTTTGTCCGGCTTGATGTTTCCGGCAGGGTCACGGCGAATGAAAATATTATCCATCATCCAACGGAGGACAGGATGTCCGTTGTGGGCAAGCGTCTGTTCCAGGGTCAGTTTCATCAATTCCTTGGTCGGTGGTGACATATCTTTGTAACCCTGACCAAACTGCACCATCGTAAATCCAAGCCCTTCCAGATTCTGTGACATCTGCACAGCTCCCCAGCGGTCAAATGCTATTTCTTTGATATGGAATTTCTGTCCCAATTCCTCGATGAAGTTTTCGATAAAACCATAGTGAACCACATTTCCCTCAGTCGTTTTCAGGTAGCCTTGCCGTTCCCACACATCATATGGGACATGGTCACGTCTTACTCTGAGCGGCAAAGTTTCCTCCGGCAGCCAGAAGTAAGGCAAAATGTAATAATGCTCGTCATCATCTGTTGGAGGAAATACCAAAACAAAAGCTGTAATATCTGTTGTACTGGAAAGGTCGAGTCCACCATAGCAGATTCTTCCTTCGAGTTCGGATTCATCAAAAACGACCTTGCATTTATCCCATTTTTCCATCGGCATCCAACGCACCGCTTGTTTTACCCACTGATTCAAACGCAGTTGCCGAAACGCATTTTCTTCACCGGGAGTTTCCTTTGCAGAATTACACGCAGCCACCACCTTATCCATGCCGATGGTCTTATCCAGACTTGGATTTGCCTTTTTCCACACCTTGGGGTCAGTCCAGTCCTCTGATTCATCTGCACCATAGATAACCGGATAGAAAGTCGGATCATGCTTTCTGCCTTCCAGAATGTCCTTTGCCTTTTGATGAACTTCATAGCAGATTGAATTTGTGTCCGTTCCGGCTGTGGTAATCAGGAAATACAAAGGCTGCATTCTGGCATCGCCGGAACCTTTGGTCATAACATCGAACAGCTTTCGGTTCGGCTGCGTATGCAGTTCATCAAACACAACCCCGTGGATGTTGAAACCGTGCTTGGAGTAGGCTTCTGCCGAAAGCACCTGATAGAAGCTGTTGGTCGGAATGTACACGATACGTTTCTGTGAGGTCAGAATTTTTACTCGTTTGGAAAGGGCAGGGCACATTCGCACCATGTCGGCAGCTACATCAAATACAATGGCAGCCTGTTGGCGGTCGGCAGCACAACCGTAAACTTCGGCACGTTCTTCACCGTCACCGCAAGTTAATAGTAGAGCAACGGCAGCAGCAAGCTCTGATTTGCCATTTTTCTTCGGAATCTCAATGTAAGCCGTGTTAAACTGTCGATAGCCGTTCGGTTTCAAGATTCCGAACAGGTCACGGATTATCTGTTCCTGCCAGTCCAGCAGTTCAAATTTCTTTCCCGCCCATGTGCCTTTGGTATGGCTAAGGCATTCGATAAAGGAAACAGCATAGTCTGCCGCCTTTTTATCATATTTTGAATCTTTCGCCATAAAGCGTGTTGGTTTAAATCTTGCCATTGTTCTCACCTCCCGCCATAATATCTGTATATTTCACCCTTTTGTTTGACTTTTTCAAAACAAGAAAATAAGAATGGAATTTTCTCGCATGACGTTGATTTTTTAACTGCCACTTAGCGGTCAATCTGCTTTTAGCAAGGAGCACAAAAATATCCACAGGATAAAATCCTATAGATATTGCTTGGTTTATAATAAAAACATGACTCAGATACTGAGTCCCACTGCTTACCTTGTCTTGGCATTTGAAAATCAGAATACCACTTTCAGCAAGAATACGATAAAACTCTTTCATACTGTCCGTATAGAACTGATGTAGTGATTTTTCATCTGGAAAAACGCTGAATCGTTTGTTGATAATATTTCCGTTTTCTTCTGTAAGTGATTTTCCTTTTGTAGCTAAAAAGGGCGGGTCAAATATGATACTGTTCAATGATTCTGATTCAAGAGGAAGATTTCGGCAATCGGCTGCCTTTACATTTGAGGATCTTGGGTTTATGTCAAAGCGATATTCAGGGAAAAGATGTTCTTTGTAGAATCCACCGTAATCAAATGTTGCATCACATTCTATTTTCCCACTTGGAATATACAGTCTGATAATATTATTTATTATCTCTGATTGATTAAATGATATGCTTTTTATCAAGTCGTCTTCTAACCCCCAACAAAAAAGACCTGCCAAAAAGCAAGTCTGCATCGTTTATTTTAACGCCCTCATGAGGCTGTTTTTTAATCGAGATTCCATTCCCATTGTAACCATGTTACCATACAATTTCAAGTATAGCAAGTCATAACGAAAAAATATACTGCACAAATATATAGCTCAGATTTTGTGTACTATATTTCTTCGGTACGAGTCACAGCCCCTTGGGTTAGGGGCTGTGTGGAAAGTGCAGGGAAGTTTATCTTCCCGTCATGCACTCCCATTCAAATTCGCAGGCATTTTCGTATTCCTCATCAAAAAGGGCATCGTCATCGATGTAGTTTTCCTTGAAGTCGATTCTGTCAATGCCTTCAAAAATCGTTTCATTTTCCTCAGCATCCGCCTTTGCAAGGTCTTCTGCGTTTTTCTCAACCCATGCTGTGAACTCTTCATCGTCCATTCTGTCCTCGTTTTCAATTTCAAGGTCGTATTCGTAGTCCGCATCAAACCAAGTGATGACCGCCATTGTGATTTCTGTTCTTTCGTTCCAATCTGCTCTGTTTGCCATTGCTCTTGCCTTTGCGATTCCGTATGATACCATTGTGTTTTCCTCCGTATTTCGTGGTTTTTTGGTTGTTTTCCCTTTCGGTGATTACATATTACCGCATAGTGTGTGTAATTGCAAGCGGCTAAACTGCCAGAATATACAGCTTGAAAACCGCCCCTGTATTGTGTAGATTATGACAGCAAAAAAGCAGCCGCCACGTTTGCGTTTGTGGCGTTGCTTTTCAAATCGGAAAGGTATTCGGAATCGGTTTTACTTGACGTTACAGGCGAACGTGCGGGCTGTCAGTCCCTGATTACAATTGGCATCATACCGTTTGGCGTAGGAATGAAAAGTTCAATGCTCCAAAATCGCTGTTTGTACTTTTCCGTAAGTTCAGGAGAAAGATCTGTAAAATCTTCTGCTCCAAGACCTGCGATGAAAAATGTGCCTTTGATGATGTCGCCTGTTTCAGGAAGCATTCTGTTCCACTCCGTATCGGATTTCAGTTTTGATTCATCATCACAAACAAGGGCAATTTCATCTTCAAAAGGGTATATCGCTTGCAGATACCCGCCGACCGTTTTCTGCATGGATTCCAGATTGCCGTCAATTTCAGCTTCTCTTGGATGTTTTCTCGGTTCAACGATAAGTACTTTCATATGGTTTTCCTTTCTGAGCCGTATGCGGGGCAGTTTGTTCTGCCCCTTGGCTCTTTGGTTTTTAGTTCAGTCTGATGCGAATTGCAGGGTATTCCTTTGCATTGCCCCAGATGTCCGGTCTGATTATCGTGCAAAGTCCCTCAATGCTGCATCCCTGTGTGGCAAGTTTGTGCAAATTCTCAAGAAGTGCTGTGCTTGTTTCTGTAACTGCTATGGTTTCAACTCCCGCTTCTCTCATCGTCTTAACAAAGTCGCTCATGTCTGTTGTCCAAGGGAGCTCATTGCATTCAAATTCACTGCTGTTGTGGTTGAGATTGAATTCGTAAGTCCAGTAGGCTTCAAGTGTTCCCCGGCTCAGCTTACTTGCATCGTTCTCAGAATTTATTCTGAGGTTTTCAAAGTAGTTTTTAATCTGTTCGTTCATGGTGTTTTCCTCCAAATTTCGTGGTTTTCGGTCGGTTTTCCGTTCCGTTGTGTTGTATATTACCGCATTTCAGGAATATAGTCAACGGTATCTGCGATAATAAATGTAACAAAGATAACGTCGAAATCAGAGGAGGTTATTGTGTAGAATATGACAACAGCACAAAGCCGCCCTGTCGGCTCGTGTGGGGCTTCATTGCAATGGGGAAAACTTTACGGAGGAAATCCC